TTATTACGAGTTAAAATCTGACTATGAGAAGCGATCAAGCTAGAATCTTTGCATGGCTGAATCATTAGTAAAATTTAAAATTGACGCGCGAGACGCGATAAGAAAGATTCGTGAATTAGGTAATGCAACAGGACGTTTAGCAAAGCAAAATTTAGCAGCTAAGAAAAGTTTCGGCGGTCTTCAAAGTGTATTAACAAAACTAGCTTTAGTTGAGACAGGACGGCGCATGAGCAACATGGCCGCATCCTTCAAGCAAACGCAAATCAGATTGAGGCTATTAACAAAGGAATATGGTGAAAATGAAGCAGCGCAGAAATTAGCCTCAAGAGCCGCCGATAAATTCGGCTTAAGTCAAGCGGAAGCGTTAAGCGGTATTACAGACATTTATGGACGTTTAAGACCGATAGGCGTGACGTTAAAAGAGATTGAAACGACTTATATGGGTTTCAATGTTGCAACGAAACTTGCAGGAGTTAGCGCACAACAAGCATCTGGAGCGTTCTTGCAATTATCACAGGCGTTAGGCTCTGGCCGTTTACAAGGTGATGAATATAGGTCGATTGCGGAGCAACTACCAATTTTAACTCAGGCGATTGCAAAGGAAATGGGCAAGCCTGTTGGGCAAATTAAGAAGCTTGCTTCAGAAGGAAAAATCACAAGTGAAGTTGTTATCAATGCGTTAAGGAAGATCGAACAAGACGGCGGAGCGAGTATTGCGAAGCTAATGGAAGAGTCACCTGAGCAAGCCTTTAAGGATTTACGAAATGAGATTGCTGATTTAAGTGTTGAACTCGGTAATCATCTTTTACCTGCTGTTGTTGCAATAACGAGGGTAGGAACAGAAGCAATCAGGTGGATTGCGGATCTTCCTGAACCCGTAAAGAAAGGGGCTGTAGCGGTTGCTGCCTTAGCTGCTGGCTTTGGCCCACTTGCTTTTGCTGTAGGGAAAGCTCATAGAGCTATGCGGATTTTTAGAGTATTTTTATTAAGAAAACTTATTCCTGCTCTTGGATTAACAAAAGCAGCAATGGGGCCGATTGTCTTATCACTTACTTTATTAACGGCGGGAGTTCTTCATTGGGCTAATGCCTCTGTTGAGGCTAAAAGGAAGCAAAAAGAACATAAAGAGGTCTTGGAAAGTCTTAATGAGGAGTTGATTACTAATACGATAGAGACAGAAACGAACACAAGAACAGCTCTTATTAACGCACAGACATGGTGGGAGAACAGGAAATTCTTGCCATTCGCTTCTATTCAATATGGCAAATTAACTGTAAAGATTAAGGAATCAACAGAAAGACTTGAGGAGTTAAATCAGAAATTAATTGATTTACCCGCCGAAATTGCAGCAGATAAGATTGTAAAAGCAAGCGAAGCGATGGGCGCATTAAAAGACATCACAGCACAAACATCGGCTCAGTTCCAAGATTCATTCGCCAAGAAAATGCAGCAATATGGCAAGACTGTTAACGATTTCGGTGGTCAAGTTGGTGACATAGTGGTGAAATCTTTCCGAGGAATGGAAGACGCTTTAATGCGGTTCGTTGAGAATGGGAAACTAGGCTTTCGCGAATTTGCAAGGTCAATTATTGCTGATATGACTCGGATTGCTATTAGACAAGCGATCATTGCACCGTTAATGAACTCGTTTTCTGCTGGCTTAGGAAATATGTTTGGGCCAGCTAAACCTAATTTCGGGAACGCGCCTTTAGGCCCGTTAGGGAATCCGTTAAGTCAGCACACTGACATGACCGTAGGAGAAAGAGCAAGAGGAGGCCCAGTCAAAGGCGGTTCACCTTATATCGTTGGGGAGCGAGGCCCAGAATTATTTACTCCTAGATCAAGTGGCAACATTACTCCGAATCATCAGCTAGGCGGCTCGACTTCTGTTGTTGTCAACGTGGATGCTTCTGGCTCGTCAGTTGAAGGAGATGGAGGGCAAGCTGAGCAACTTGGAAGTATGCTGGCAGCAGCAGTTCAAGCTGAAATTGCTAGGCAAAAAAGACCAGGAGGGCTTTTAGCATCTAAATAATGGCAACATTTCCCTCAATCACTCCTTCTTATGGAGCAAACCAAAAAAATGCTCCTAATACCCGTGTTAGCAGTATGGGCGATGGATATGAAATCAGAGTAAAAGTAGGACTTAATCAGAATCCAAAACAATGGAGATTAAAATGGCAAAATATCAGTGAAACCGATGCAGATACGATTTCTACGTTTTTAGACGACAGAGCAGCAGATGGAGCAAGTTTTACTTGGACTCCTCTTGACACCACAACTTCTTATAAATGGGTGTGCGATAGTTGGACAAAATCAATACCTTACCTAAATCGAGCTACTATAAGTGCAACATTTAGACAGGTCTTTGAAGCATGAGTACCATTGTCACTAGAGCTGGCAAAGGCTCACCATTAACTCATACAGAAGTTGATGCTAATTTCACAAATTTAAACACTGATAAAGCTGGTTATATTACTGGTGAAGGTGGAACAGTAACGCAAGCTACTTCAAAATCGACTACGGTTACTTTAAGTAAAAAGTGTGGAACGATTACGATGAACAATGCTGCTTTAGCGGCTGATGGCATTGTTTCTTTTACCCTTACAAATACAACAATTGCGGCAACTGATGTTGTTGTATTGAATCATGCCTCTGCTGGTACAGCAGGAAAGTATGCTTTAAATGCAGCAGCAGCAGCAGGTTCCGCAGTTATTACTGTTACTAATATTTCAGCAGGATCATTAAGCGAAGCAATTGTTATTAGGTTTGCTGTTATTAAAGCTGTAACTGCATAACCCAATGCTGTATTGCGTTGTTAATTATTGGGTCGCTGATTATGCAGAAGGCGAAGGTGGTTTTAATTTACAAAAAACCCTACAAAATGCCGATGCTAAAACAGTTGTAGAATTGTTTGATTTTGAATTAAACACGGCCCAACACGGAGAAACAACTATCTATAGATTTACAAATACAAAGAATGAATTAGGTAATGATATTGTTTGGCAAGGTAATACTTATACAGCAATACCGTTAAAAGCAGAAGGATATGAAGCCAGTGGACAAGGTACATTACCTAGACCAAGTATTGCTGTATCTAATTTACTTGGTACGTTTACAAGCCTTATTGCTTTATTGCCTGATGGATTAGAAGGTTGCAAAGTAACAAGAACAAGAACATTATCGATGTTTTTGGATGCTGTTAACTTTACTGGTGGTTCAAATAGTGATGCCGATCCAACAAGTTATTTTAGGCCAAGAGATATTTATTTTATAGACAGGAAATCAATGGAAAATAGAGATATTATTTCATACGAAATGTGTAGTGCATTTGATTTAGTTGGAGTAAGATTACCAAAACGGCAAATATTACCTGATGACTTCCCTGGAGTCGGCACGTTCAGTTATTAACTGGAAAAATACAGCCTTAGAAGCAGCAAAAGAAGCTGATCCAAAGGAATCTTGTGGCCTTTTGTTATTAGTTAAAGGGAAGAAAAGATATTGGCCCTGTAAAAATGTTGCTCAACATCCTGAACAGATGTTTCAGATTGCTGCCATTGATTATGCAAGAGCAGAAGAACGAGGAGAGATCCTAGCTGTTGTGCATAGCCATCCTATTTCTGGCCCAGAACCGTCTGAGGCAGACAAAGTTGCGGCTAGTAAAGGAAAGATCCCGTGGTATATCGTTAATCCTAGAATGGAAAAATGGAGTACATATAATCCTTCTGGCGTTTATATCTCACCCTTGTTATCGAGACAATGGGTTTGGGCCGTGCAGGATTGCTGGACTCTCGCGCGAGATTGGTACCAACAGGAAGGATTAGAATTAAGAGATTGGGACAGACCAGATGATCCAGAGCAATTTATAAAAGCACCGATGTTTGATGGAGCGTATGAAGCGACAGGGTTTAGGTTGTTAAAAGATGAGAAATTAATGAAAGGAGACTTGTTATTAATGTCGATTGGATCGGCTGGATTGAATCATTGCGGCGTGTACCTCGGAGATGGCAACATTCTTCACCACTTACAAAATAGGTTGAGTTGTAGAGATTGTTATGGGGATTGGTTACAATCAAGTACAGGTAAACGTTTAAGACATGAGAACAGTAAAGCTATATGGGGAACTGGCTGAATTTACAGGCAGGAAAGAGATTGTTGCGGATATAGCTGATGTAGGAGAAAGCGTAAGGATGTTGATGGCTAATTTTGCAGGGTTAGATCGTCACATGGCAGAGAGAGAATATGTTGTATGTGTAGGAAATAGATCAATAGGAGTTGACGAATTAAATGATCCGATTGGTAGGGAAGAGATACTAATTACACCTGTAATTGCTGGAGCTGGAGGTAATACAACGAAAATTATTTTAGGAGTAGTACTGATTGCTGCTGCTGTTTATTTTGCTCCTGCTGCAGCCGCGGGTGGTGGGTTTTTAACGGCTGGTACTGCTGGCACAACTATGGGAA